AGGTGATATCGCAGCTAATATGATGAGACAAGGTGTTACTATGGGCGTTTCTTCTCGTGGTGTTGGATCATTAGTAAAAAAAGGAGAACAAAACGAAGTGCAAGATGATTTTGAATTAATCTGTTTCGATTTAGTATCATCCCCGTCAACGCCAGGAGCATACCTTTATTTAAATAAAGAGGATAGGCCAAAATACGAAGAAAAACTAACCGAACACGAAAATTTAGAACTAACTTCAAATCCTTTATCAAAATCTGTTGACTTAATGAAAAGATTATCCGATTATTTGGATAAATAAATTTAAAATTATGGATGAAAAGTATTTTGTTGCAAGAGTAACAACCGACATGGTTGATGAGAACACAGGTAAAGTAAAAAAAATTAAAGAAGAAAAATTAGTAAAAGCTTTTTCGCCGACAGATGTTGAGGCAAAAGTCACAAAGGTTTATGAAACTTACACAATGGATTGGAGGATTACTGCAATTGTTGAAAGTAAAATCGACGAAGTAATAGAATAATTTTTTTTAAAAATGTTAAAAAAGGGGATACCATCGGTGTCCCCTTTTTTATTTTATTTATACCGTAAAAACACTTTTTTTGATTTGGTGCATATTTATTTAAAAAAATAAACGCATAACACATTATATTAAAAAATGAGTATGAATGAAAAATCGGTAGTAGAAGAAGCCTTATTACAAATAAAGGCGGTTGAAAATGCTATCAGTGAAAACGCAAAAGGAATACTTGCTTCTACAATGAAGGAAGAAATCAGTGAATTAGTAAGGGAATCTCTTGGAGGTTCAAAGAAAAAAAATCTACGTGAACAAGAAGAACAAGACCAAGAAGTTGGTATGGAAGACCAAGAAGTAGACGTAGAAGAACCTGTTGATGGTATGGAAGGTGAGGAAGTTGTTGTTGATGACGAAACGGAAGTTGTTGATGATGGTGAAGAATTACCTGTAGAACCTGAAATGGGAGATAATCTAGGCGGAGAATTACCACCATTAGATATGACACAATCACCAATGAGTGATGTAATCAAAGTTTTCAAACTAATGGGTGACGAAGATGGTATCATCGTTAAAAAAGACGAAAAAGGTATCCATTTATCTGATCCTAAAAATGAAACGGAATATCTAATACAAATGGATGGTGACGCCGAAAATCCACAAAATATGATGGAAAACTCAATGTTAGACGCTATAAGATCAGTTAGACCTTCACAAGAAGAATCATATGATTCAGAATTTTCAGAACAAGAAGAAACAGGTTTTGGATATGACGAATATGGTGATGAAAGTGATGATTACAATGATGAATATTTTGATGAATTAGGTGAAGAGTACGGTATGGAAGAAGATTACGGTATGGAAGAAGATTACGGTATGGAAGAAGATTACGGTATGGAAGAAAATGTTTACGAAATAGATCAAGATGCTCTTGAGTCTGTTTTAGAATCTTTTAGAGCTGTCGGTATTGGATTTGGTAAACCAGGTAATGGTTTTTCTAAAATGTCGGTAAATAATAAAGGTTTTAATGAAGACAAAAAATCAGGAGGTAGAGGATTGACAGGTAAAGGTCCAAAATTCAAATATCCTAAAATCAAAAAAGGTGTAACTGAAACTGAATTCGAAGAAGAAGAATTCAATGAGTGGGAAAAAGAAACAAACGAAGAGATGGTTGATTCTCCTGAAACTACTGAAGCAGCAAGAACTTTAGGAAATGGTAGAAATTGGGGCAGAAAAGGTTTACCAAAACCTAGAACAGCACCGAGACACTTGAAGGTTGAATCAGTAAATAAAGAAGTAAGTTTATTAAGAGAAAAAAATGAAGAGTATAAAAAAGCTTTAGATTTTTTCAGAACAAAACTTAATGAAGTTGCGGTATTTAATTCAAATTTAGCATACTCAACACGTTTGTTCACAGAACATTCAACAACAAAACAAGAAAAGATAAATATTCTTAGAAGATTTGACGGTGTTGAATCATTAAAAGAATCAAAAAATCTTTATCAATCTATCAAAAGAGAATTAGACGGAAAAGGTAATGAGTCTGTGGTTACTGAATCAATTCAAAAAAGAGTAAACAAAACACCTCAATCAGGTTCCGCTACTAATCTTATTGAAAGTAAAACTTATGAGAATCCACAATTCGTAAGAATGAAGGATTTGATGACAAAAATTAAATAAAAATAAACTTTTTAACATTACTGTATATTTATATACATAAAATAAAAATAAAATCAGATTAAAAATTTAAAAATGGGAGCATTATTAGAATCAGGTCTTGTTGGTAACATTGGGTTAAAACACCTTAAAGTTATCAAAGAAGATACAATTAACAAATGGGATAGATTAGGATTCCTAGACGGTCTTAAAGGACACGTTAAAGAGAACATGGCACAATTATATGAAAACCAAGCGTCTCACCTAATAAACGAAGCAGCATCTACTGATAGTTCAGGTTCATTCGAAACTGTAGTATTTCCTATCGTTAGACGTGTTTTCTCTAAATTGTTGGCTAATGATTTAGTATCTGTACAAGCAATGAACTTACCTATCGGTAAATTGTTCTACTTTGTACCTAAAATCCAAGCTTATGACCAAGGTCAAGATCCGGCTAACGGTGGAACACACTTTGCACCTTTTGGGGCACCTAACGGTCCTGCAAATATTCAAACAGGTTACGCATCTACTGATAAAAATCTTTATGATAGATTTTATGAAGGTAACGAGCCGACTTTGGATCCTCCAGGATTATTTGACTATTCAAAAGGTAGATTTAGTGCGGTTACTGTAAACCCTATGACAGTTGCTTGGTCAAGTGATCAATTAGTTAATAGTGCATATCCTGCTGCTGAGTACAGAAAAGTTCTTATCGCAGTTACTGGATTTACAAATGCAGGAGCAGGTAAATTAATTGGTCCTGATGGTCAGGCTATGGATAACGAAGCTTTCCTTTCTGATTTACAAGTAAATGCGGTTACTACTGCAGGTGGTGCATTCTCAGGTGCAGGCGCTTCTGATTTACTTTTCAGAGTTGTAACTCAAAAATATGGTAAAGGTATCGTACAATACGGTTCACAATCACAATCATCATTCCCTGGTTCTGCAGGTTCTTACGGTGGTAACAATGGTTTCTATGATAATATTTGTGACGCTGCAGGTGTTATTTACTTAGAAGTTGATTTACAAGTACCGTGTTCTATTGGGGCTGACTCATTAGATGGTTACTCAGGTTTAACTACAACGATTGCTGGTACTGTTAATGGTCAGTTTACTGCTAAGTTTAGAGTATACGAAGAGTTAGAATTTGAAGACAAAATTGGTGAAGTTTCTTTTGACCTTGAGTCAGTTACTGTATCTGTTACAGAAAGAAAACTAAGAGCACAATGGTCTCCTGAATTGGCACAAGACGTTTCTGCATTCCATAACATTGATGCTGAGGCTGAATTGACAGCTTTATTGTCAGAACAAGTGGCGGCAGAGATTGACCGTGAAATTTTACGTGACTTACGTAAAGGTGCGGCTTGGACATTACGTTGGGATTACAACGGATGGAAAAGAGGGACTTCAGCAAATCCATTAACTCAATACACTCAAAAAGATTGGAACCAAACTTTGATTACAGCAATCAACCAAGTTTCAGCACAAATCCACAAATCTACTTTAAGAGGTGGAGCAAACTGGATCGTTGTTTCTTCTGAGATTTCCGCAATCTTTGATGATTTAGAATACTTCCACGTATCTAACGCGTCTCCTGAGCAAGACCAATATAACATGGGTATTGAAAGAGTTGGTACACTTTCTGGTAGATACCAAGTGTATAGAGATCCTTACTTCCCACCAAACACAATCTTGTTAGGTCACAAAGGTTCTTCATTGTTAGACACAGGGTACGTTTACGCACCGTATGTACCTTTACAATTAACACCTACAATGTATAACCCATTCAACTTCACACCTATCAAAGGTATTATGACAAGATACGCTAAGAAGATGGTCAACAACCGTTTTTATGGACGTATTACTGTTGATGGAGTTAGAACATTCGATTTAAGAGAGTTGAGATAATCAAAACCTTAAAATAACCTACAAAGGAGACAAGAAATTGTCTCCTTTTTTGTTATATGCTAATTTGTAATGATGTTATGTTCAATCGTAGAGTATAACAATCGATAATATTGTGCCTTATATGTATTTATTAATGAAATCAATTATTTATGAAAAATCTACTTTTATCTTTTTTTATCTTATTAACAAGTTTTTTTGTTAATTCTCAAGTAAGTTCTTACACATTCGGGTCATCGACAGGAACCTACACTCCTATAGTTGGGGGTACTAATTATGATAATTTTACCAATTGGGCAAACAATATTTGGGATGGCACTACTGGATACCTCGATGACAATAACTCAACTGCATTAGAATCAATTGGGTTTAATTTTGTTTATAATGGGACAACATATACTCAATTTGCTGTTAATACCAATGGTTTTATAACATTAGGTTCTTTACCAACTAATAGTTACAACCCACTATCAACAGGTACATCAAATAATGTCATTTCAGCAATGGGTAACGATTTAATAGGTCGTGGTTCATTAAAAGCAAATAGAACTTCTGGTAGTGCCGTAATCACAATAACCGGTGGTGATATATCTTTAATATCGGTTGGTGACAAAGTAAGTAGTACTAATGGTATTCCTGCAGGAGCAACTGTATTATCAAAAACAGCAACAACTGTTACAATTTCGGCAAATGCAACAAGTACAGGTACAGGCTTTCATTTTAGATTTAGTAGATCGACCTTTGGTATTAGATTTCAAACAATAGGTTCTGCACCTAATAGAACATTAGTTGTACAATGGACAGGTTGGCAAAGATATACAACAGGTTTCGGTGGTGAAATGTTTGGAGAATTATATAACTTTCAGATAAGATTAAATGAGACCACAAATACAATCAACGTGATCTATAATATACAGGGACCAACAAGTGCTACCGCAACAACATTTCAGGTAGGTTTAAGAGGAACCTCAAACACTAATTTTAATAACAGAACAACCACAACAAATTGGTCGTCAACCACTGCAGGGACATCAAACAGTTCAACAGTTACACTATCAAATACAGTTAAACCAACTTCAGGATTAACATATACGTGGACTCCACCATCTTGTGTTGCCCCATCATCATTATTGGTGACTTATACATCTCCAACATCTGCTAACTTATCTTGGGCAGCATCACCGTCATTACCAACAAATGGATATGAATGGGAAATTAGAACTTCAGGTTTAGGTGGTAGTGGCGCAACAGGTTTAACTGCTAGTGGTAGTGTCGGTGCTGGTGTTACATCTGCGTCAACAACATCATTAACTCAAAATACTACATATGTATTATATGTTAGAAGTAATTGTGGAGGGACTTATAGTTCTTGGAATGCGTCCGCTAGTTCAATATCCCCAACACCACCACCAGCAAATGATTATTGTTCTGGTGCGGTAACAGTTTCTTGTGGTACAAGTTCATTGGCAGGCACAACAGTAGGGACTATTGTTGAAACTGCACCATTTTCATTATCATCTAATTATGGTGTTTGGTATACATTTGCGGGTGACGGACAATCAACAACTATTACGTCAACAGCCACATTTGATCACAGTTTATTATTTATGTCAGGATCTTGTAGTGGATTAAGTTTTATAACTAATATTGATAATTCATTCACAACTGAAACACATACATTTACCACAACGGTAGGTGTTCAGTATTATATTTATGTTGCTCATTATTTAACCAGCAGTACCTCAACAGGAACATTTACAATATCTAGAACCTGTACCGCACCTCCTACACCACCAATTAATGATAACCCAAGTGGGGCAATTGTATTAACAATAGGTAACACAGTCACATATGTCACTTATACTAATGTAAATGCGACTAACACAACAACTGAATCTACACCAAGTTGTGCCGCATATGTTGGAGAAGATGTTTGGTTTAAAGTTACATTACCACAATATGTGACATCATTAGATTTTGATACTCAAACAGGTGTAATTACAGATGCGGGTATGGCCATATATAGAGGAACTCTCGGATCATTAGTAGAAATACAATGTGACGACGATAGTTCTCCAAACGGAGCAATGTCATTTATATCAAGAACAGATTTTATGGAATATGAAACAATTTATATTAGAATATGGGAATATAATGGTGGTACGACCGGTACATTTGGTATTTCAGTTACTTCACCACAACCGTTACCAGTGGAGATGTTATATTTTGAAGGTATGGGGTATGAAACAACAAACCTTTTAAAATGGGCAACGGCAAGTGAACAAAACTCCAATTATTTTTCAATAGAAAGAAGTGTTGACGGATATGATTGGAGAGAGGTTGGAAAAAAAGAATCGGCAGGCAATTCAAACGAAATGATTGAATACTCATACGTTGATCTGTTTACAAACAACTCGGTGGTGTATTACAGATTGCAACAATACGATTTTGACGGTCAATACAAGACTTACGGACCTATAGTTATATCAAACTATCAGACAGATAAAAAAATCGTAAAATACGTTAATTTATTGGGTCAAGAAGTGGGTATAGATTCAAAAGGTGTTATTATTGAAGTGTATGAGGATGGTACGATGAGGAAGATTATTAGATGATAGGTAAATTTGATTTTTTTAGAAGGTTGTTTGTGATAGTTCTTGCTATCCTACAACCTTTTATCATTTATTTTTACTGTGGAGAATTACCATCAATATCACAATCGTGGGAAACTGATTTACAATTTTTATTTATCTTGACTAACGCACTTGTTAGTTATTTCTTTTTTGAAATAGATGAATGGAAAATACCCTCAATGTTTTTATTATTATTAACGTCGTTTTCAGTACCTGATCATTTTTGGTTA